CACATATAAAACAACTTGCAGATGAAAAACATCTTACAGATAAACAAGGTTTAATACTTGCTGGTGCTGACCGTTCACTAAGAGAAATACTATTAATCTTTAGAGATGATCCTATGGAAGGACCGTTGCAGGAAGCATCAATGGGTGTATGGACAAAGATTCTTCAAGAAGAATCATAAGTCTTAACGAGGTAGTCTTAATACATGGCTGGAACAAGTATCTATTCTGTTCATCGTAGAACTGCAAGAGCAGCTGCTAAACAACAGGTTGTAAAGAAAACATCTTCAGTTGATGTTGAAAAAGCTCGAACAGATTTTGCATATTTCTGTGATGTTGTAGGAGACAAACCTCCTGCAGAACATATGCAGTTATGGCACGAGCATCTTTACACACATCAAGATAGTGAATGTTTAATTAATATTGCTGGACCAAATGTAGATATACTTGCACCAAGAGGATCTGCCAAGTCTACAGTCTTAGGTTTATTCACAGCCTGGGCTATTGGTGTGCATGCACTTAATCGTAAACCATTAAAGATTCTATATATCTCATATACTGTTGATGTTGCTAGACCAAAGAGTGCAGCAATAAAAAGAATTATCGAAGATAGTAAAATCTATCGAGAAATATTTCCTATGGTAAAAATTGCCAAAGGAATTAATTCTAACGAGTATTGGAGTATCGATTGGAAGTTTGCAGGTATAAGATCAACTGGTGAAGAAGAATTTAGCTTATGTTGTGCAGGATTAAAGGGTGCTGTTACATCAAAGCGTTCTCATTTATGTATCATTGATGATGCTATAAAATCAGCTGATGATATTAAAAACAGAGATATTCGTGTAGCTATGGAGGATAACTGGAACTCAGTTATTGTTCCGACTATGTTTGAAGGAGGTAGAGCTATATGTCTTGGTACAAGATTTAGACATGATGATATACACCAGACTACTTTCACACCTGATAATGATTGGATACAAATAATACAATCAGCAGTAACTGTCGATGAAAACGGAGATGAGAAATCTTATTGGCCAGAAATGTGGTCACTTGATTACTTAAATGATCGCAGAAGACAATCACCTATAAGTTTTAGTTTTCAGTATCAGAATCAAATTATTAGAACCAGTGATATGTCTGTCTCCCCAGATTTGATTATCAAAGGTCAGATCCCAACACAGTTTGATTGTTTAGGTGTTGGCGTTGATTTATCTGCAGGTGTTAGAGAAAGGAATGACTATACAGTGTTTGTTATGGGCGGAAGACTTGGAGACAAAATATATATTATTGATTGTAAACGGTTGAGAATAATGGGTAATGTAGAGAAACTAGAAGCAATAATGGAAATGATGTTTGAATGGGGAATAGTTCATAAAGACAATGATAAATACTTTCCTACTGGTAGTACTGTTGATGTATGGTCAGAAGCTGTGGCATATCAGGCATCATTAGAAGCAGATTTTAAACGTATATGCTTGGAAGAACAAGGACTTTATAATTTACTCTGGCATCCGGTAAAAGGATTCAGAGGTGACAAAGTTGCCAGATTCAGAGGAATCATGGGCTTATTTGAACAACATAAGATATTATTTAATAAATACCGTAAGTTCCAGGCACTAACAGATGAAATAGTAAATTTCGGTGTTAGTTCCCATGACGATTGTGTTGATGCCCTAGTCTGGTTATGTAACGGATTAATGTCCAGAGGAAAACTAGAGTTAGAGTATTGACGAATTAGACTATTAAGAGTATCTAACATGATAGCCAATTTTTTCTATAACAATATTGAACTTGAGCAAGATGCTTATGGTTCTGCCATAATTAACCTCCCTGATGAGGTATGTCATGATCTGGGGC